GCTCGCGGCATGGGTCATCTAACGATGCTGAAGATTGCCGAAGTCGAGATGGAACGCGACCTTCCCAGGGGTATGGCACTGAGTCTGATCGCGGACCTCGACCGTCTTATCCCCGAGGCCGCTCTGTTCCTGTCCAGCTACAGAAACGACTCCCTGACGGTGCGTTGAAATGCCCCGCCAGGATCGCTTCCTTACCCCCAATCAACTGACTCGGGTCAGGGACGTTGCTCTGTTGGGGATGGTCACCTCCGTCGTCATCGAGAGGCGTTCGTTCATTGCCGATAGCGGCGCTCCCGAGAACGCCTACGGCGACGACGCCCTGACGTACACGGTCACCAACGAGTCGCGCAGGACCATCGTCAAGGGCTGGTTCTACTCAACACCCACCCCCGTGCAGGAGGTGGACAACGGGCAGATCGTGACGGTCAACACCTATCGCCTGTACCTCCCGGTCGGGACGGATATCAAGACCGGCGATCACGTCCACGTCGAGACCAATCCTACTGATGACTACACGGTCAGCGACACCACGGGCGAGGGTTCGTGGTTGCCGCTCCTGACGTGCAGCTTGAGGAAGCGCGAGTGATCGATATCGCGGCGATCATCCAACGGGTCTTCGATGCCGCTGTGGTTGGCCTCGGTGAGGGGGCTGTCGTCGTGGAGACGAGGGCCAAGCAGAAGGCTCCCGTCAGGCGATTGTTCAGCGATGGCGGGTCGACCATCGTCCCCAAGACAGCCACAGCGATAGAAGCCGACAGGAGCCTGCGGATCCAGTTGGGACTTGGTCCTGAGCGTTCACGGGGGCCACACCAGGCCAGGACGACCGTAGGCGCTTCTCCACCTCGCCACTGGCGCGAGCGCGGGTTCACCGCCGCGAACGCGCTCCTGGCGCAATACGACGCCGAGATGGCTAGCCGCAAGGCTGGCAACGTCCCGGTGAAGACGATGCTCACCCGCCATGGTGCCTCAGAGGTTCGCTCCAAGCGGGCCGCCTTCAGCACCTGGCAGCACCTCAAGGTCGGTGGTCGATTGCGCGGAGAGATCTACGCGACCGACCCATCGGTCTCGGGTGGCAGAGCAGAGGCATGGGTGATCTCGCCCACGCCCTACGCGAAGTACATGGAGTTCGGCACTCGCCACGCGGCTGCCCACCCGTTCCTTCGCCCAGCACTGGCCGAGAGCCAGGGAGATATCGTCAGCCGGATCTCGGCTGCTGTGAAGGCCGCCTCCCGCACGCAAGGCTCCGACACAGTCATCGACATCGTCGTGCATCTATGAAGGGGAACGACCGATGACATCCGTCGCCCCCATCAAGCGAGCGGTCGTCCAGACGCTTCGTGCGTCTCCGTCCCTTGTGTCCGCCATCGCAGGCGGTATCCACGAGGGGATCGCTCCCCGCAAGGTCAAGTACCCGTTCATCGTCTATCAACTCATCGCGGCCCCGTACGCATACGACTGGTCCGGCGTGATGATCCAGACGGTGTTCGATGTCTCGGTCTTCGCGGAGAACCCCGTCGATGCCAATAACATCGACGCGCTCATCGGTTCGGCACTCAACGAGGCTGTGCTGAACGTTGATGGGCAGAGCAGCATGCTATGCCGACGTGTCGCTGATCTGCCGACGGGGCCAGACATCGACGGGGAGGGCAAGCGCATCTACCAGGTCGGTGGGTCGTATTCCGTCTGGACGAACCAATGAACACGATCCATGGCAAGAACGGCGCTATCTACATCGACGGGACCAAGGTCTCCAACAAGACCGAGTGGACGCTTTCGATGGCTCGTGAGTTTGCCGATGTCACCACGTTTCGCGACAGGAACAAGGTGGCGGCGGCTGGCCTCATGGACATCAACGGGACATTCGCGGGTCTGCTGGATACGTCCGGTGACGCTCTCATCCTCCACAACGATGGCGCTCCCCACACGGTGGCGCTATACGCGGAGGATGCGGTGACGCTGGTCGCCTCCGGTCCTGCCTTCGTTGATGCATCAGTCGCCGTTTCCCTAACCGATGCAGTCCGCATCTCCGGCAACTTCAAGGCTGCCGGCGACTGGACCATCGCCTAACCCGAAAGGACATTGCCCCGTGGCAACAGGAGCCGGAACCAAACTCCACGGCAAGAACGGCGCGATCTATCTCGGCGGCCCGAAGGGCACCGGGGTCAAGGTCACGACTAAGACCGAGTGGACGCTCTCTCTGAACCGCGACTACGTCGAGTCCACGACCTTCGGTGCCGTGAACAAGACGTACCTCGTCGGCCTCAAGGACATCCAGGGCACCTTCGCAGGACTGCTCGACGTGAGCGGCGACTACCAGGTGAACGCGGCCAGCAGCGATGCCGTGAACATCTACCTGTACGCCGATGACGGCACCTCGCCGATCCTCATCGCCTGCGGCCCCGGCCTGATGGACGCCTCCATCACCGCCAGCATCTCCGACGCGATCAAGACGACTGGCAACTTCCGGGCATCCGATGCCTGGACCGTCTTCACGAGCGGCTCGCTCTAGACCCGCTCCTAGCTCGTAACATCCGAGAACTTGGCGGAGGCGGCAACGATATGGCCCCTCCCGGCTGCTGACGCCTCCGCCCGGGTTCTCGAAAGGATGGCGAATGGGATACCTCTTCAAGACGATCAGATCCGGCACGGTCTCACTCGATAGGCCAGCCGGCGTGGTCGAAATCAAGTTCCTGGGAGCCAAGGTGGGCGTCCTGGAGAACTGGACTTTGCAGCGGCGTGGAGACAACGACCCGGAAGCGGGTTTGTATGACCTTCACGCCGTGTTTTCCTTTGTCAGCCTGCCCCTGTGGGAAGACGCTGACTACGAGAAACAGATCACCCTGAACCTCAATCCAGTCAAGCAGTACAGGGTTCAACTAGAGCCAGATTGCAGAACGGTTCTCACTGGCCGGAACCTACTGATAGAAAGGGTCACCATCCACAATGTCACGCGCAGCTAGCAGCACCCTGACACCGGAGTTCATCGAGGAAGAAGTCGTCATCAGAGGGGTGACGTTCCGTCTCCGCGAACTGTCAATCGGGGAGTACGACGACCTGGTCAAGAAGGCCACTTCGAAGCAGACGAACGCCCTGACGGGCGAGGAGTCTGACTACATCGACAACGGCCTGCTCCTCAAGCTCATGGTCCTCAAGTGCTCGGTCGAGCCGAAGCTCACGGCTGAGTCCATGGCGAACCTTCCGATGCGCGTCATCCTCAAGCTCAACCAGACGGTCAACCGCCTCCACTACGGCGATGAGCCGGAGAGCGAGAAGAAGGTGGACGACAGCGTCGAGGAAGAGCCGGCCAAGGGAAACGTCTGACCACCCGTGACCTCATCTTCCGCATCGCTCGTCGATACGGAAAGTGGCCCCATGAGGTCGCGGCACTCCCTTTTCATTACTACCTCGCCTTACGCGAGGATTGGATCAAGAGCAACACCGTAGCCGCCGCCGACGAGGCAAGCGGAGACGACGACTTTAACTTCAACGCTGAGTCTCTCTCGGGAGAGATGGTGTGATGCCGGAGTAAGGGCTGATGACAGACGAAGTCAGTTCCATTGGCGTACGGCTGACACTGGACGCTACAGGGTTCGTGGAAGGGGCAGATGCGGCAGCGGGTGCCGCTGGCAAAGCCATGACCGCGATCACCGATCTCCAGGCCGCGAGGGCTGGCTCTGGAGCGGGGCAGATGAAGGCCGGAGGCGGAGCGACAAACGCCTCCGGGCTTCCTGCTGCCCAGAACCTGACCGGCGTCAACGTCTCTCTCACCATCAACACCGAGAGCCTGAACAAGCTCAGGGGCGAGATCCAGCGCGGCATCGGGACCATCAGCGTCAACGTCACGCCCAACATCGTCAGCCCTCAGGGGCAATCGATCTCCATGGGCCGCGCCAGCGGTCTTGTTGGCCGTGGCGGTCAGCCCATCGGCAGTCTGGTCGTCCAGGGCCTCTCCTCCCAGCGGTCGGCCATGTTCGACGAGCCTCTCGGGCTGGCGCAATCCAAGATCCTCAACACGTCTCGCAGTCATGGCATGGACCTCCTCGGCAAGATGCCCACGAGGCAGCATGGTGGCCCCGTCCAACAGAACCGTCCGACCATCGTCGGAGAACGACGGGCAGAGGTCTTCGTACCCAAGACCAGCGGCCACATCGAGCCTGACGCACGCTCCTACTTCCGTCAGGCAGAGCGCACTCGACAGGTCGAGATGGAGCTGGCCCTCCTCGAGGCCCGCCAGCAGGATCAGCACAATCGCCAGATAGCGCGTGTCCGTGGCGGCGGCGTGCGGGGCTACGGCGGGAAGTACGGGGCCGTCCCGTCAGCCTCTTCGAGCAGCTACGTCGAGCAGCAGGACAGGCT